GAGTAATGGTTGCACCAACCAATGAAGGTTATCTAGGTAACAACCTCATCAAAAGAGGTGGTATTGATATACAATACACCAAGGATGAGCTTGCAGAATACATCAAATGTTCTGAAGACCCTTGTCATTTCATTGAGAATTACACACAGATTATCTCACTAGACGAGGGTATGGTTCCCTTTAAACTTCGTGGGTATCAAGACAAACTAATAAATCATTATAACGACAATAGGTTTAACGTAGTACTTGCATCTAGACAGAGTGGTAAATCCATTACGTCATGTGCTTACTTACTATGGTTCCTAGTATTTCATCCCGAAGTTACCGTAGCGGTTCTTGCAAACAAAGGTGCAATTGCAAGGGAGATGATTGCACGTATTGTTACCATGTTAGAATCAGTTCCGTTCTTTCTACAGCCCGGCGTTAAGATTCTTAACAAAGGTTCAATAGAATTTGCAAACGATTCTAAGGTAGTTGCAGCTGCAACATCCTCATCATCTATACGTGGTATGTCAATCAACTTACTATATCTAGATGAGTTTGCATTCGTAGAAGACGCTGCAACCTTCTATACTGCAACATATCCAGTGGTAACATCGGGTAAGGAATCCAAGGTTATCATTACCTCTACTGCAAACGGTGTGGGTAATATGTTCCATAAGATATATGAGAGTGCAGTACATGGCCAGTCGGACTATAAAGACTTCCTTATTAACTGGTTTGATGTGCCAGGCAGAGATGAAGCATGGAAACAACAAACAATCGGCAACACGTCCGAAGCACAGTTTGAACAAGAGTATGGTAACTCGTTCTTAGGAACTGGTAATACTCTTATTAATAGTAACACCCTATTGGGAATGAAAGCAGTAGACGGTGAATGGGTGAAAGATGGGTTTACGATGTATGATAAACCAGTAGATGGTCATGAATACATTTGTACAGTCGACGTTGCAAAAGGAAGAGGAATGGATTGGAGTACGTTTACAATCTTTGATGTCTCTATACAACCCTTTAAACAAGTGGCTGTATACCGAGATAACATGATAAGTCCCCTTCTCTTTCCCGATGTTATAAATAAGTTCGTAACACCTTATAATAAACCAATTGTAATAATTGAAAATAATAATGAAGGTGCTATGGTAGCAAACCAATTGCACTATGATATAGAATACGAGAACGTCTTTACACAAGGTTTTGCAAAGGCAGAGGACATCGGTGTCACTATGAACCGAAAGATTAAACGTATAGGTTGTTCCACAATGAAAGAGTTGTTGGAAGAACATAGATTAGAGTTAGTAGACAGGCCAACAATAACCGAGCTTATGACCTTCATAAATAAAGGTAATAGTTTCGAAGCTGACAGAGGTTATCACGACGATATGGTAATGAACATCGTGATGTTTAGTTGGTTTATTACTACAGAATTCTTTTATCACTTAACTGATACACAAGTCAAAGACCTTTTGTATTCAGAACAACAGAAGTTAATCGTTGAAGATTTACTTCCAGCAGGTGTCTTTGGGGACGGAAACCCCGACGACTCAAGCTTTGTTGACAAGGAAGGTGATAGATGGTACACAAAACACATGTAAAAGGTTTGTTGAGAATATTAAACTTATAAATAAAACAGTAAACAACTTTTTACATTAACAGGAGAAAAAGTATGGCATTTCAAGTATCACCAGGCGTACAAGTCAAAGAAGTTGACTTAACGAATGTTGTACCAGCAGTATCAAGCACAACTGGTGCGTTCGCTGGTCAATTTAAATGGGGCCCTGTTGATGAAGTTAAGACAGTTTCAGACACAAAGGGTTTAGTAGATGAGTTTTCAGAACCAGCTAACACCAATGCTGGGGCAGAAGACTTCTATTCAGCAGAAGCATTTTTAAGATATGGTTCATCATTAAAAGTAGTAAGAGTAAAGTCGACCAACATGTATTCAGCGAATGCTGGTGGGTCTTCAACATCTCTTCTAAAAAATCATGATGAATACGTCAACTCATATGAGAGTGGCGCATTAGGTGGAACAGTAGGAAAGTGGATTGCAAGATGCCCAGGCGCATTAGGTAATTCAATTAAAGTTTCTATATGTGGTTCATCCGATGCATATTACAATGACGCTGCAACGACTACAGGTGCTCTCGAAGCAGCTGGTCAAACTGTTATCACTTTTGTAAGTGGTGGCGGTGCATTAGTTAAAGTCAGAGACATCATCACATTCGGAGCAGTCGCTCAACAATATAGAATTACAGCAATTAATACAGACCAAGTAACAATTGAAGCATTAGGACAACCAGTAGGTACTGGACTTATTGCAACAGTGGCTAACGGTTCTGCAGTTAATAGATACTGGGAATTCTATGCATCATTTGATAAGGCTCCAGGCAAGTCTGCTTCGGCAACAGCTGCGAGTTCAAATGACGATGAGATTCACGTTGTAATTTCAGACGAAGATGGAACTATTACAGGTATTCAACATTCAATTTTAGAAACTTACGGATTTGTTTCTCTAGCATCAGATGCTAAAGATTCAAGTGGTGAGTCAAACTATTACAAAAAAGTAATAGGAAACGGTTCAGACTGGGTTTATTGGGCATACCATGACGTAACTCAAGTTAACACTGCAAACGAAAACAGGACTCACGCAGTTGCTGCTAGTACTGCATTCGGTAGACCGACCTTACCTTTAATCACATCCCTAGCAAATGGAGCAGACGGTAGAACACCTACTGCAGCTCAGAAGTATGGTGCATGGGAAGACCATTATAAAGATGGCGAAACATCAGATATCTCATTCCTAATCGTAGGTTCTTCAAGAACTGATAACGGTTCGGGTACAGACCAAGATATTCTTGCTGACTGGTCTACACTTACTAACCAAGCTATCCTTGTTGCAGAAACAAGAAAAGATTGTCTTGCAGTTATCTCACCTAGACGTTCAGACGTTGTCGGTGTTACAAGTGAATCAAGTCAATCAACTAACGTTATAACAACAGTAAATACTGCTTCAAGTTCCTCGTATGCCGTAATCGACAGCGGATGGGTATATCAGTATGACCGTTACAATGATAAGTACTGTTACGTACCTGCTAATGGACACACAGCAGGCATCATGGCAAGGTCTGACCTACTTAGAGATGCATGGTTCTCACCAGCAGGATTCTCAAGAGGACAGTACCTAGGAATTACTAAACTTGC